TATATCCTTTAGTTGTAGATCCTCCTGAAGCATCCGCCGATGATGTTACAAATACCGCACTCCAAATTGCTCTTGGGTCTTTTTGAATTGTTACATCCGTAGTAGTTGCTCCACCTATTTTTACTGGAAAAGGAGATAAAGTATGATTAGACGAAATTTGTGCTGAAATTGTTTTTACATCCCCTGAATTGTCCGCAGTATTACTTTGTCTTGCAAAATAAACAACTTGCACATTTGTAAAATTACTTGCCGTATAATTCCAACCTGCGGTGCTTTGACTATTATATGCATCCTCAAAACTCCATTGTAATTGTGTAGAATAAGACCCATTAATTGATCCACCAGATAATGCTGGTGTTAATGTAACTTTCATTCCATCTTCAGATGCACCACTTGCAACCGCATTATTGTCTACATCTTCGTTATTATTACCTGTTAATGTACTATTATATCCCACAGCAGTAAAGGTTCCTATATTGGTATAATCTCTAAAGACTCTTATATTATGAGGATCACCTGAAGAATTCCTTTTAGGGTCAGTTGGATCAGTTGTTGTACTATAACAATATAAAGTTGCAGTAAAATTTGTATCTTGTGTTATACTTGACCATGTTTTATCATAATCTTTTGTGGATGCATAGACTTCCCAATTAGCTTCTAGTGTTGCTCCTGTTTGTCCAGTTGTTGCTGAAGTGGGATAAGTTGTGCCATCAGAAAATGACAACATCCAATGAGTAGTAAATTGTGAAGCTGTTACATCATATGTTACTGGTTGAGAATCTCCTGCTGAAGAACTTTCATCTACATTAATTGTAGCATTTAATGCTGATGTGGGGCCGACTGAGGAAGAATCTCTTTGTGTATATGCATAAGTAAATGCCGGTATTGGTGCATTTGTATACACAACTACCATGTCTTCCCATTTAAAAGTTGAAAAACTTCCCTTTGATCCAGAAACTTCTGCATTATGATTTTTAGCAGTAAGTGTTACTGTAAATGGAGATCCCGCATTAGTTGTATAACTATGTTGTTGAGTGGTGGCTGATTGATTTGATAATGTATTACCATCACCAAAATCCCAATCATATCTTGTCGCATCATATGTATTATATACCTCAGAATCAATTGTAAAGGTTGGCGTTAATGTTGCTGGTCCTGATAAACCAGATCCTGTAAATTTCGCATGCCTTACATATGAACCTCTATAAACATTATGCATTACTTCATTCAATGTATCTAATGTTGCCGTAACATTATCATTATCTTCTATACCTTCCGCTGGTAAATAATTAGTATCATATGTTACATTATTTGCTAAAAATGCTCCATCATGCCAAGAACCATCAGGAACAGCTCCAAGTTCAATCGTATTACCTACAACTGATGCACTAACTGCATCAACATACGCTTTTGTTGTTGCATGTCCTGTTTCAGTTGGAGTTGGAACTGTAGCTCCGCTTGTTACATATAGAGTTGTAACATTTGCTACAGTAACATTAGCCTCAGGTACTGTCATCTTGGTTGTTACAGATACAAGTCCCGTATTACTAATATATGCTTGTCTAATTCCCTTAGTATAAAAATCTAAAATATCATTATCATCAGATAACTCAGCTTTAATATAAGTATCTTGATCAACATCAATAACTCCACCTAAAGATCCCCACGCAGAACCATCATAACCTTCAAATGTACTTTGGGCGGTACTATATCTAATTCCTCCCTGAGTACTTACTCTAGAAGCATCATTTCCAACAGGAAGAACCAATGAAGATGTTGTATATGAAGTTACTGTATTGGATACTGTAAGATTTGCTTCCGCCGCAGAAAATGGTTTATTAACAACCCATTTAGTACCATCATGTGCATATAAAAATGTTGCCGATGCACCATCTACTGTAAGTCCTGCTCCATCGGCTGCGGCACTGTCTACCGCACCTTTTGCAACGGTAATATTTAAGTCAGCTACATCTAATGTAGAACTCGATACAGTTGTTGTCGTTCCTTCTACAGTTAAGTTACCTGTTACTGTTACATTTTTACCAACTGTAAGTCCATTGGTTATTGATAGATCTTCAAAAGTTGCTCCTGCAGCTTCAGTGGATCCAACCACCATAGTTGTTGCAAATAAAGTACCAATATTTGCTGTGGTTATATTTGCCGTGTCTAAAAGGGCATCTACTGATTTTAAAATCTGTATAGAAGTGATGTTATTCGCCGCATCATGGACGAGAGACGGATGTGAACCTAAAGCACTACCATTCGCAAATTGAATAGAGCCGTCTTCTCCATGTGAGCTGAAACGCAATCCTTGCGCTCCAGTTCTTATTACTACGGGTTGCTTTTTTTCAACTGTTAATGAAAAGGAAGGACTATCAACTCTGACTTGTGGCATATATTTCTACTCCCATCATCGTGATACTTTTGGATCTATAGTGATTATTCCTTGCATTACTCTTTTCATAGCTGTATTCGCATTAGATTTAAGAACAACATCATAATAATATCGACCTTCAGGGATGACACTATTGGTAGAATTGGCTAGTAATTGGAGATCTAAATTACCATCTGGTGCAGATACAGTCTTAGTGGACATATCATAATATGTAGAAGAACCGTGATGTTTTTTAAAAGAGGAATTTGCTGTCCAATCACCTAAATCATATGCTACTCCCAAATTATCAGCTACTGTGAGATTTATTGTAAAATCCGAGCCCTGATCGGCCCTTAAATTCAAAGTTTGTGCCATTAATACTCCTATCCAGCTATTTATATATGCTTATAGTATTATTTAGTAAATTCAATGGATGGCAGAATCAGGGCAAAAAAAATGGGAGACAAAATTGGCTCCCATTTTAGTAACGATCCATGTTAAACTAAGTCAGACTTAGATGGAATTTTATTGCTTTGAATAAATTCCCCAAAGTACCCATATGGCTACGAGTCCAATCAATCCTTCACTTCCAAGCTGTTTGACCAATCCAACTACTGAACCAATCATATCAATACCCAAAAATGGCACTGCAGCACCAAAAATGATTTGAAGTACAACACCTAATGCTACAAGCGCTAGGCCGACTTCTGTAAGACTGCGAATCCAGCCTAATACTTTTTCTACCATGAATTACTCCTCTATTATGTTAATTTAACCAAGTACATATAACCAATGTACTTATACCTCTATTTATTCAAATACTGTTCTACTTCACCATATCCACCGACATATTTATCATTCAATATGATTTGTGGAACAGTTCTTACATTGTTTCCTACTACTTTTTGCATATCATCATAATGTTTTCTGGATGACGTAATATCTATTTTATTAACTTCATATCCTTTCGATTCTAATAAATCTTCTGCTTTATCACACCAAGCACATGTCGGTGTCCCATATATTGTTGCTGTATTCATTTCTCATCTCCTTCATGATGCGTCCACTCTGCTTGGGGTCACTGGTAAATCAACAATCTCACATCCACCTTCAGCAGAACAGGCTAATTCCTGTGAAGCTATTGTATAATCTTTAGCTTCATAATCAGACAATTTACCCCAATTAACATTTTTGGGCATTTTTTTCAATAATTCATTATATTCTTCTTTACTACAATCTTGATAAGGTGCTTGTTGATAAGTATGATCACTAAATGGTAAAAATGAAATACCACTTATATCATCAAAATTATCATATACCCAAGCAGAAGTGTTTACCCATTCATCTTCTTTAACAGATACGGTTACACTGGGCTTATGTTCACACCAATGTTTTGCATAGGTATGCCATAAGGATAATTGCTTCCATGCTGTCATATCTTTTCGACAAATTGCACCTTTAGGACTTTCCATTGGAAAACTGAATACTGTAGTATGATTAGGTTTAGTTACATCAGGTTCATTTGGAAATCCCTCATTTTTCATAAACATACAAAGGGGGTCCTTATTGTCCGCCCTTACTGTTCTAAGATAATAAGGATTATGCCTGGCATGAATACCAGAAGCAGTATCAACAAGCTGAGAAACAGTACCAGAAGGTTTGACACAAGTAATAGCGGCTGATCTCTCGATACCCAATTTCTCTGCCCACTCTTTGTTTGTTTTGATTGCAACATTTTTTAATTTTGTTAATAGTTTATCTAAATCTTTTTTCTTTCCGTTTGTTAATGGATTATCCATTATTCCTGTAAGAGAGACTCCAAGAAGTCGTTCATCATCGCAATTTCGTTTCCACTCCCTTCCAATGTATTTGAAATTGGTAAGAGTGGATTGAATGGTGCCAAGGATAGTTGCATATCGCACTTTCTCTTCCAGAGATTGCCAATCGTCATCTCCTCTGATGATGACTTCTGAAAGATTGCAGAATTCTCTGCTTCTAAGAATAATCTCGCTACAGGGATTAGTTCCAAAGTCTCGTCTTGGTTCTCGTCTTTGTATATAATTTCCGTTTTCATCTTTTTCCTGTTTATTTAAATTTGTTATATGTTTTTCCGCGGATAAGCTACTATAAATTCCTCGTTCACCAGATTTAGAATCATAAAGAGATAACCATTCTCGCATAAAAGTACCAACATCTGGTTTTTCTTTGTAATTAACTGAATTATTTGCTAATGCTCGTTGTACATTAAATTTATACCATTCTCCATGTTTGGCGAATCGCATTTCTCTATCATTGAGATCAGAAAGACTAATGAGAGCAGAACGACGGACACCACCCACGACAACAATTTCTGCGACTTTACAAACGATATCATGACATTCTACTGGTTTAAGTTTTCTTCCTGCTGATTCTCGAAACATACTTGTTACAAAATGAAACAAATCATCTAACGGTTGAGGACCAGACGCTCTTCCACCAAATGTTTTTAATGGTGCTCCCGCTTCACGAACTTTTGAAAGATCCCATTTTGGAATTTGTCCTGTCCATAACAAACCCAAAAGTTCTTTGAACGCCTTTGCCCAACCAAGTTTAGAATCCGCAACAATGATTGTCGTATCAGTATCATACATTTCTTCAGGAATAACTGGAAGTTTATTTACATACTCTTCTTCTACAGAAAATCCTACTCCTGTACCATTCATTAAAACATAAAGAATTTCATCAAAAGATCGCGAAGTATCGATTTTTACATAAGAACAATTATATCCAGCAATATTTTCCTTTTCTAATGCTGCTCCTGCTGTCATTAAACAACGCATAGAAGGCATAACATTTAGATTCATAATTTGGTTTTCTAAATCTGCTCTTTCTCCATTTTCTAATTTATAATTATTATTTTCCTCTAAATGTTTTTGAAAAAAATCAAAATATCTATTAACAGTTTCTTCCCACGTTTCTCTTCGTTCTTCCTTATAATCCCATCTCGCATAACGTGATAAATGTATAAATGATTGATATTCAGTAGGTAGGGGCATTATAATCCTTTTTTAATATAAGTTAATAACAATTGTATTTGGTTCTCATTCAGAGAATTATTTTGTAACAAAAATTCTTGATAATCTGTACTACGTGGATCGACTTGTGGAAACATATCCCAGGTTTGGTTCATAAATTGACCCTGAAGTGAAAAGGGGTTAATAAAATAATAAGGCCATTCACTCCAATTAAAATTATTTAATCTTTGTTTTGGCCAACCTATACATATCTGTTTGGGTAGTCGAGAGCTTCCTGCCAAATGACTAAATCCTGAATCACCGCCAATAAAACATTTTGAATGAGAAATAATGTAACCAAGATCATAAATGCTATCGGAATCAAGAGTATTTATGTTTTTGGTATCTATCAAAATTTCAATTTTTTTATTGGTAATGACATATAAATCGTCACCAAATTCATCTTTCAATTTTCTACAAAATTCATTAACAAAATCAACTGACATGTTTCTTTCGAGATTATATTGTGCATCCATCAATGGTGCAAATACTACATACTTTCCCCAAGAAAGTTCAGGCCCATTATATTCTTCTTTATCCCACTGTAATGTTGGTATAATATCATATCCATATTTTTTTACATAATAGGGAGAAGTTAACCATAGTAATCCTGGATCGTATATATCATCTTGTAAATTCTCAATTGGTTCCTCTAAAAATTCATTAATAACATCCTTATATAAAATATCTAAACGCATAGATTTATGAATTTCATCTACATATTCAAATTTTATATAAGATCCATGTACACGTTTTTTAAAATTTGCAGAGATCATTAAAGAAACAGCATCACCAATTCTCCAAGGCGCTTGAAATAAATTTCTAGGGTCATTACCCATAGTCTTCGCGTTATTGCCTTGCCCAGGGGCGCATGAGGGGTCTATGCCCATCAATTGTTTATGTCTTATCCGTATCTCTTCTCTCATATTCCCTTCATAATCCCCTCAACCTTATTTCCTATAATCATTCCATTTCCTCTTTTTTCAAAATTCCAATTCTTTTTAAAAGGACCAAGATCATATGTAGATCTAACATTTGAGTAACCCACTTCTTGTAACATCTCATGCCACCAAACCAAATCTTCTCTTATATAATGACTTTTATCATGTTCATAACTATCAATATAATATCTTTCACCATCACCTAAAGGAACAATAATAAAAATATTTTCACAATGTTCATATAAAATTTGCAATTGTTTTTTAATTCCATCATAAGGAATGTGTTCCAATATGTCTTTACATATTCCCCAACTATACTCTTTTTTTGGTAATTTCTCCTGAGGTTTTATTAAAGTTAAATATTGTTCAACTTCCTTTGGTGCTTTTGATATGGGATATTCTGATATATCAACTCCATATGCCTCAATTCCTAATAATCGAAATCCATAAGTAACATATCCTTTAGCACAACCAAAATCCAAAACAGTATCATCTTCAGTAATATCACAAGTATTAATTAAATGGTGACACATTGGAATGGTTAATTCTGGCATCCATCTATAGTGTGAATATAATGATTTTCCTGTTTCTGCTCCTCTTTCAAAATAATCTTCATCAAAATATTCTTTTTTCATACAAATTCTTCATGATCTAATGGTGAAGAAAATTCCTCAAATTTATTTAATTTATCATTAATAAAATCATCCAACATATTAACATTCTCTGTAAAAACGCAACCCTTACAATGTACTTGTGCATCAAATGGTTGCTCAATTCTACCATCAATATATTCCAAAACATCTTCCGCTTTACATAATGCATATTGTTCTGAAAAATGAGCAACTGCTCCATTTAAAACTACTGAATCACATGGAAAAACTGTACCACCATTAACTTCACTTAAATATGGTCTAAAATATGATTGATGACATTTTGATGTTTGTGGTGCACCATGAATTTTATATTGATGAAAATACCTTGTATCATTTACCTCTAATAATACTTCATCTAATTCAGAATGCTTTTCAATTAATTTATCTTGTTCTAATAAACAATCTGGTAAAAGTCTAATATATTCTGCTCCACAATTATCTGCTACTTCAGATATTTTTTTATACATTTCTATTTTATTTTCCGTATCTTCTGACTTTTCATGAGCTGTAGTGAATACACTTGAACAACCAACTATACATTCATTGGAAAGTTTATGATATGGAAATTTGATTCTTTCTTCCCATCTATCAAACATATTAACAGATACACGGACCCAAGAAAACATTTTTAAAACATCATCTTTAATTCTACGTGTTAAAGTTCCATTATTAATAAGAGCAACTTTTAATTCTTCTTCATCATGTATAAATCTAACAAGTTCATTAAAATATTTGTAAGTTGTCGGCTCTCCACCACCTGTTATTATAACCGCTTTAAGTCCACGAGTTTTTAAATCTCTTACATATTGTTTTATAACTTCTAGATCAATACGTTCATGTGTATCTCTATATGTCACAGAACAATATGGACATTGAAGATTACATACTCCCTCAGGTGCTATATGAGTTGATATAACAGTATTTGGATCACCATTTTTATAATTAAACATCTGTTCTTGATGTCTCCAAAATTTAATACCTGTGGAAGTAAACTTATGTTCTTCTTTACTTTTTTCTCTCATTTATATCTTTAAATAGCTATAGGTTGCTCCCAAATCCGCATCATATCTATTAAATATTTTTATACCATAATCGAACCACTGGTTGTGTGCAAATTTAGCATCCATTGGTATAAAAAAATTCTCTAATACGGTTTGGGGAAATTGTGGTTCGAACATCCTAATATTTATTCTCGGATAACATAGCGCTATATTCATAGGACCACTATTAACTCCTATAAATATTGCCGCATCTGCTATTTCTTTAACTGAATCCCAAATTGCCAATCCTCTTTTATCTTTAGCCTTTCTTCCAAAAGGTTTATCACCTTTTCCACCAACCTGTACAATATCATATTGACTATATTTTTCTTGAATAACATCCATAACATCATCAGTCATAAGTGCATGAGTGTCTTCATATAATGCAATAGGTTCATTTAAATCTCCTTGAGTATGCACTACAAGTTTATTTGGTATTTGTGGCAAATCTTCATACTGATATAATCTAGGATGCCTTAATCTAGTAGGAATTCCAAACTTAGTATTAAATCTATCTGCTACAGATAATAAACATGGTAAACTAGATCTTCCATAATGAAAAAATGACGTCTGATCCGCAAATTTTTGCATATCAATATTTTGCGTTGAAGGAACATCTCTAACAACATATGGATTATGATCAAAAAACCATGCATTTTTCACATCTAAAATTTTCCCCTTTCCAGCTTTATGAAAATTTTCTGGACATGATGAATAAATTAATCCATCTCCTATTTTATCTTCTCTAAAAAACATCCCAAATCTAGGTGTGGGCTCGGGAATAGCGCCCGGTTCAATAACCTCTAATGTCATTATGTCTCCTTTTTATAAATTATACACATACTTGGATAAACTTCACTACTATAATCATTTCTATTTTCAAAAAATTCAATAATAGATTGTTCTATTCCTGGAGTATCTACTCCTTTAAAATCATCAAAAATTATAGCTCCACCATTAACTAATTTCTTCCAAAAAAATTCAATTCCTGTTTTAGTAGATTGATATAAATCCATATCTAGATGTACAAAACTAAACTTTTTATCATTTTGCCATAATGAACTTCTTTGTGCTGATTTGGGGAACCATCCAGGATAAAATAAACAATTATCTTTATCACTTAAATATTCTTTAACTTCATCAAGAGTTACCTCACCAAATCCACCCTTTTTTAAAGTTCCTTCTGGATGTGCATCATCTTCAGGCAAACCAGTAAATGTATCAAATAATAATATTTTTTTATCTTCAAAAACTGTTGCTAAAATCCTCGCACTACCACCTTTAAATACTCCACATTCTGCAACATCACCTTCTAAATTTTTATCTTTAATTTTAATACAACAATCAACAAAAAAATTTATTTTACATGCAGGATGATCATGTGGTTTTTCTCCACATTGACACAAAGCTGTTCTATTTTCTACATTCTGAAAAGACAACTTTTTATAATGATTAATTATGGGAGCTATCATATTTTTAAATAACTTGTAGTTATTCCAACATCTATACCAAATTCATTAAAAAACATAGTATCCCAATCATACCAATAAGTCACATCTCTTTTAGGATCTAAAATATAAGAGTCACGCGGCCAATCAGTTTTAAATTGGTCTTCTGTTATGATCAATTTTCTATTAATTCTAGGATATGCTTGTGCTATATGATATGGACCTGAATCAACACCAATAAATATTGCCGCCTTTGATGTTAATTCGACAACCTCCCAAAGATCCATTCCTCGACAATCATGTACTCCATGTCCAATGGAGTCATCATCTTTTCCACCAACATGACAGATATCAAACTTTTTATATTTCTCTAATATATACTGAATTGTACTATATTTTAGTACTCTTGGTGTAGATTTATTTTGTGCACCCTCTGGATGAAAAATTATTCTAGTGGGGATTATTTCTTCGTCTTCATACCTATAAAATTTAGGATGTCTGAGCCAAGGTAATTTATCTGTACCCAATAATGACATAAGACTATCCGCAAATGACATCATCACAGGAGAATTTCTACCATATCTAAACCATGCGGGTTTAGTATCTATTATTTGTTCTGCAGTATCTTCCCTATTAACATATGGATTTGAATCAAATACCCACGTTTTATCTACATCAATAATTCGATCACCTGTTAATTTATAAAAATTTTCTGGAAATGATGTTAAACATACCCAATCACCTATAGAATTTGTTCCAGATTTTTTTGCTGCTAGAACACCATCATTTGTACAAGTGAATCCTATTCTTCCAGCTTCCATAAAAATTCTTTTTGTTCTAATTTTTCTAAATGAAATCCTTCATGATTAGCCATACATCTTGCTAGTGCTGCTTTTGCATCTGCATTTTTTAAAAGTTCTTTAATGACGTTCATTTCTTGAGCTGAAAAAGATTTACCATTTTTAATATAATCCTCATATGCCTCACAACATATGGGAAAATGTGGTTCAATACATTCATACATCGCATTAGCATAATCTTGTATTTCAATTTGTGCATGAAAATCTGATCTTAAATGAACAAAATGAAAAAAATTATGTAAATCTATTTTCCAAATACATTCAGTATAATTTGAAACTGGAAGAACAATTCTTGCTAATTCTCTAGCAACATCATAATTCAACATATGTTGATATGCATGATATGCTCCATCAGCCGATCTATTCATTTCAAATTTCATTAATCCTTTTTCTTCTACTGGATCGCCTCTACCTTGATTATTTTGTTTAGATTGTTTTTGAATATATTTGTCTTCTGGTTCATAAAATTCATCAGACATTTCAGAATATCTAGCAGAATATTCATTTATATTAGCAGTTCTATGTCTAACAAGTTGTCTCATTATAAATATTGGTAATTTCAAATGAAACTTCACTTCACACATCTCAAAAGGTGACGTGTGTTTATGTCTCATTAAATATCGAATTAAATTTCTTGTTTCAGAAAACTTTTTAGTTCCCTTACCATAACTAATTCTTGCCGCATTAACCACTTCTTCATCATCACCCATAACTTCAATGAGTTTAACAAATCCATGATTGTGTACTTTTCTTTCATCTAACATAATATATCCTATTCAATTAATTTTTTCCAATCAACCAATGGGCTCATGGCGACTTCATGCATGTGACACGCCAAAGATGGTATTGGACTTATACAAAGAACATCATCTCTTTTATAAACATGTTCAGAAAACAGACCATCATTCCAATTAACCGCAGACTTCATAAAAATATCTTTATATTTTTTAAAGGATTTGACAGAACAAAGAAAGGTATATGTTGTATTATATATTTGTCTCCAATGACACCCTTTACTTATTATAAGATGCCATTTATTATAAAAATCTTCTGCTCTATTATATCTATCTGGATAATCTGCAGGATGAATAAATAAATCTTTATTTTTAAAATCTTTTAAATATTGTTCATTATTAATTAATAATTCATAAAGATAAGTTATTGCTTCAGGAGTATGTAAATAATCATCTTCACAAAAATATACCCAATCATTATCATTAAGGGTAGATGCTAAATTAAATGTTTCAGTTATTGATTTAGCGTTTCCCAAATCACCATTATATATTTTAGTAGCATGGGGTTTTAAGTATTCGATTCTTTCCTCAGAAAGTTTATCTCCTATTATATAAAGATTATGACTTATACCACCTATATACGTTCCCTTTGTTTTATTAAGAGAATTTATTAATGATGAGAAACAAACATCTACTACTTCTTTTTTTGTTAATCCAAATGGTCTTCCTGTTCCATGTATTGAATCAACAACATCACAAGTTCTAAAAATTATATTAAGTTTATTCATTATTCAAATATTTATCTGAAGGTATTGACGGCCATCTAATAACTATTAATTCTACATCAGTAATAAACTCCACGTCAGAAATATCATTAGCATGATATATCCACATGTCTCCCGCAGTTAATATTTGTCTTTTCATGTAGTGTCGATCTGGTGCTTTGATACTCAATTCACCACTAACAATATAATTTAATTCTGTAGTTACTTTATGAGTGTGTGAAAAAGTTTCCTCATTTGCTTTATGCTTGTGATGTCCTATTTCAAAAAATGGATTCTTAAAAATTGACGGATCAAAATCCCCGACAAACCAACCATTTTTATATTCATCTATATTTGATATTTTCATTCTAAATTTTGCACTCTTTCTTGATGTCTACCGCCGTCAAATGTTTCTTCTTTACAAATTTGTATAAATTTTTCCATTCTAGATTCTGAAAATGTAGCACCACCAGGAACTGCAAAAAAGTTTGCACAATTATGACGTATAGCCATTTCCATTGCCATTTCATCATAGATTAGTGCTGATCTAATTCCTTTATATTTGTTAGCACACATATTTACACCCTGTCCAGTTCGACAAAATCCAAATCCAAAATCAGATTCTTTATTATTAATAGCCTTTGCTGCTTGAGAAATATAATCTTTATAATCACAATCACTACCAATCACAGGCCCAAAATCTATATACTCTATATTATTTTTTTCTAATATCTTTTTTGTTGTTTCTTTTGCATCAAATCCAGAATGATCTGATGCCAAACATACTGGTTTATCTTGTATTTTTTTCGCTACGTTATTTTTATAAAATTCATATTCTTCTGGAGTTCCAAAAATATGCATTTTTAATACTGGTTTTGTTTTTATTTTTAATCCATCTTCTATTAATAGATTATACAATGGAGAAATATAGAATTCATTATTTTGTCTAATATCTCTCTTAATCATATCTTTCGCATATTTTACAAATTGTTCTCCTCTTTTAAATCCATAAATTCCAACACAAGCATTTGGACTTATCACTTTTTTCTCTGCAGTTTTTATAACATTTCCCATATTATCTAAACTTGCATAACTATAATTTGAAGAATTGGATTTAAAAGTTAATATTAAACCATCTGATACAATATCAGACATTTCATGAATATTAAATTGTGGTCTAAATTCAATATCTAAAGTATTAATAACTAAAGGATCTTTATTATTAATATATTCTTCTGCTAAAAGACAACTACATACAGACCCCTCAGTTAATCCATCTGTAGTAACAATTTTTATTTTATCTCCATATTTCTGTTTTAATACTTTATCAATATGAAAATTATATACTTGTTCATCCCTGACAATAAAAATTAAATTATTATAATTATTTTCCCATCCCAACATACTCTCTAATGATATATCAAGAACATGTCTACCTCTAACTGACAAAAGTTGTTTTGGAGATTTAATGCCCTGTTTTACAAATCGACTTCCTGCTCCCGCCATTGGTATTAATACATTAACCATTAGATAACCTTTCAGTTGTTTTAAGATGTGCTTCTTCAATTATTTTGGGAAAAGAATAATTTTCTAATAATCCAAGCATAAAATTCGCCGCAAATATATCTCCTGCTCCCAATACATTTACATTTTTTAAAATCTGTGATGGCGGTAAATCATAAGAACCATCTTCCCAATAACTTCCATTTGAGCTATGCACTATAACTTTTCCTCTGGTATGTTTTTTTAATTCTTCATAATCGTCGCAATCTTCATCAGCGATGAATAGATAATCTATATATTTCAATAATAAATAATTAACTTTTTTACCAACACAAATATCAGCACAATTAATTCCTTCTAATAGAGGAATAAAGGATGGTTTTTTAAGTTCATTCAAATAAAGAATATGATTAATTTTTGAATTTTTTATTTCTGGTTTTTGTATAAAATTAGATAAAGATGCCTTTGAATATCTTTCACCTATATCTTTATCTATATAAACAATTGCAGACCCAATTTCAGTTGGACAAATATATAGTTTTAATTCAGGACTCTCATTTATCAAAGCCTTCCAAACATTTGCGATAGAACCTAATCCATTTCTTTTATTAAATTTTTCAAAAATTCTATCAACGGTCAAATGTCCATATAGAGATATATCATACATTAAAATTTTTCTTTTGCATCCAGTGCATATATCTTATCAATCACTTCATCAAATGAATAAGTTGGTATAAGTTTTAGAACCTCCAAAGATTCAAAAAGAGCTACAACAAAATTATCTCCACCATTTTGCTTTAATGTACTGGACGCTATATCTTTTACCATTTGTGGTGCATCTTGAGGACAAAAAGTCCATTCTATTTTTCTCATAATTCCAATATCTAATAAATCATCACCAGCATATACTATTTCTCTTACACTACAATCATACTTTTCACATATTTCTGGCAAAAGTTCAGCCTTATCAAGTACTTCAACCACTTCATCTTTTTTAAACTCTTCTCGAAATACCCCACTTCTACAAATATAATTTTCCAGATTTCTATTATCAAGTATTTGTTTATTATATGGATCTCCTGTAATAAAAATAACTGGAATGCCTATTGCTTGAAATCTTTTAATTGATGTCCAATCTTTATCACAAAATGATTTTAATTTAACCTCACCTTCTCTATTATAATATTTTTTTCCGGTTGTTAAAACACCATCAACATCTAATATTACTAATTTAATCAAAATGGCCTCCATTGATCTTTAAATGGAACAAAATCTTTCCAATTTTCAGGAGGTAAATCAGGATCATTATCCCGTATTGTTGCTATAGATGAAATAGCCAATAAACAATCAATACCTTCCGTTCCACCATCTCTTGGTATATGAAAATGATTTTGTTCTAATTCATTATTTAAAATAAAATGTGCTACTTTATATTGATTCATATGACAAAATAAATTATGTTCACTATTCGCCCCCCCTATCCAACCTCGCGGATGGTGATCGATTCCAAATTTAGATCCTCTCAGTTTATGTTCTGGTAAATGATTATATAATTCAGAATACCACAACATTATTCCTAAAGATCCTACAGCAAATCTATCATCATATTCCATCAGATTTTTTTGTTTCCAAGGATGTTGATATATCCAACATATATGAGAAGGGTTAAAAACGAAAAATGGAAAATCGCCACGATATTCTAAATCAGGTCTTACTCTGATAACTAAATCATACTGCACTCCACTTTCTTCCATCATTCTTCTAGCATCCCAAATTCTATACCAAGTTAAACATTGTACAATATCATCATTGGTTTGTATAGGTATATTTGGTCCTCCTGGAATCTCATCAACTTCTGTAATGTAATTTAATTTTGCATCAGGATATATTTCTTTTATTGTTTCCTCTTCCCCACCTTGAGTTCTTGCTGTTGAAATATATAAATCACAATCTAAAACATCTAAAATTTTTTCCTTAAAGGATTTTAAACATCGCTCTTTCCAATGTGACCTCATTCCTCCTGTCATCCAAACTGCTGTTTTCATAATTCACCTCTAAAAAGATGTTTGAATCTATCTTGCTTAAAAAATGAAGGAACAATATCATTATTTAAAATGAACTGTTCATTTGAATCAAACCATTCCAAATTGTGTATTTTTTCTTTTAAATTATTTAAATTATTAGCATGATGATTATGATCTGTGTGTCCTCCACTTAATATTTTAACTGCTATTTGTTCAGCAGTACCCAACCACGCCAAATGCCAACCAGTTTTAGTTTGATCAAATGGAAAATTCATATGTCTATCATCTCTGTTATGTCTTGTATTCTCTAAATCAAAATCTGAATCAAAGTTCATAATATATCCACCGCTCCAAGAATTCCGTCTCCACACATTAATAAAATACGTTGATAAATGTAAATATCCTGCACATGGTAATGCGCTTTCTAGTAATTTGGGTAAATATTGCTTATCATATATTTCATCACAATCCGCAATAATTATTATATCATCTTTTGTTAATCCCCAATCACTACAAATATCTGTAATTAATCTTCTTTGATTATGATCATTCCAACTAGAAATGGGGTCTGAATAATTTGGTTTAAAATCTGAAGGAATTTTACTTTCTTCTCCTTTTGCTAAAGAATTAAAAGTAACCATTTCAACTTTATCCATATATTTTTTAAATCTATCCTGTTTAGAAAATACATCTTTAAAATGTAATGGTTTTTCATCTCCTTGAAAAGTGTGTGTTCCTTCTATAATAAGGAAGTTATCTACAATATCGTAATATTCTTCTAATCTGAATTCTAAAATATCAACTTCATTAGCATAACCAACAAACATAATAGTATCAAGAATCATAGGAGTTTATGCTCATCTAATAGTCTGTCATTTTCATACATGTAATAATCTATGTTTTTCATATACATTTTAATATTAGATTTTATATTTAAAAATTTACACAAATTTATATATTCATCCAATTCTTGATCTATAAAGAATTTTTTATAATTTATAAAATAATAAGGAACATTTTGAGACTTTATTCCGCTTTCATAATCTTTATAATATTTTGTTATGTCATCTCCCTTATTTTCCTTTAATAGAGATAAATTACGTACATATCTTTTAGAAATATCATCTTCTACATCTATACCTAAAATAGATACATTTTTATTTTCTAATTTATAATTTTTTGTTAATTCATGACATGAAATAGTAAGTGTATCTGTACCAGTATCAAACGAATTATTTAATATATACTTTTCTATTCTTTCTGATTTCTGCACAATTGGAATTGCAATATCCTCGCGAGGGTTCCCAAGACAATAATATTTAACATCCCATTCATTAGTCTCATAAATTACTGTTTTTCCTTTATTAAATATTCCTGCATGTTTCATTAAAAAATGTTCAAGAAATTGCCCCGATGAACCAGAGAGATATGATATTAATATAATATTATTCACTTAAAACTTTTTCAAATAATTTATTATAATTTTCTACCATTGCTGTGTGTGAAAATTTTTCAATTGTCCAATCTCTAATATCTTCTGATTTGTGTTTTAAATATGGTTTCTTTCTTAAACAATCTACCATATCTTTTACATCATTAAAAATATAACTAGAATCATAAACTACTTCAGATACTCCTCCTGATTGTAATCCAACAACAGGTACACCACAAAACTGTGCTTCTACTATAGATAATCCAAAAGGTTCATTAAAATTTGGTGAGTAGGCGGTATGTATATAAACTTCCGCATCAGAAAAAAATTTACTTTTATCTTTCTCTGTTTGTAATTCTCCACACCATTCAACTCTAGGATGTTTAAGTGTTCCATGTGATCCCGCAGCTTTTATAAACCAACCCAATTCATCCGCTATTTGTTGAACTAATTCTGGACTTTTTCTCCCGTCTAATGAACCCATCCAAACAATTTTATTACCACTCTTCCTCAATTCAAAATCATAAGGGACTATTCCATTGTTAATCACATATTTATTTTTACTATAATCACCTGATCTAAATGTTTCATGTGTCGCTTTATGACCCTGAGTAAGAAATACTTGACAATTGCTTCCTGTTTTTTCTCCAATATCTCCATTACAAACAGAAACTCGTTTATAACTTGTACCTTCTAAATCCATAGGATCAGTCTCTTCAGGAAATTGTACCAACATAATATCACCATCTGGAATATAATCTTCAACCTTTAATTTTCCTTTTCTAAGGTCTTGTAAAATATTTTCATCAAGTTTAATTACTTTTCCATTTGGATGAGAAATTGTAGATTCACTTCTACAAACCAATGTCACTTCATGTTTGTTTAACTCACATTGACCGATAAATTGTGATTGTGATACTCTTTCCGTTCCACCATAACCTTGAACGGGTAATGGCAATCTTTCTTGAAATATAGTAAGCCTCATTCCTTCTCCCCCTTCATAGTAAATGCTAATTGTCTACCTTCATTGAAAATTATTTCTCTATTACTTCTTTGAATAAATTCTAAAATATATTTACCCTTACCTTCTCCACTCTCGTCTGTGTCATCAACCACAATAAGAGTTTCATCATCAATAATATTCATACAGCACATCATTTCATACAAATGATGTAATCCAGATTCCAATTCTTTTCCTGGTATATAATCAAAAGAATCCAAATATAATAGGTCTGCACATATTTCTATTTCACTCAAAACTTCTAAACTGTCTCCGGTAAGTGCTGTAACTTTAGAAGTAGTATTTTCCTCAGTTAATGTTGTACATTCTTCTCTATTATCTATTGAAATTATTTCACCATCATAATAATTTACAAATGAATCAAATAATCTAGTACTCTGACCATCTCCCCATTGATCCAATGCTCTTAAAGATCCAGTTTCAATTATTTGATAATATTTTCTATCCGTTCCTATCAAATATTCAAAAACTTTTCTAAATGTATTAGATCTTGCTAACGTGGGTTCTTCATCTAAGAGGTTAGCAAATTCTTTATCATAAACTTCATCAATCCAACTCATAATTCCTCACTTCTTAATATATGAAATAGTTCCAGACGCTCCAGGACCTTTATTAATTTCAACATCAACAGTTGAATATCCTCTATTTAAAAGCATTGTTTGTATTTTAGAATGATCATACCATTCCCAATCATCAAATACCATAACTCCACCAGAAGGTATTTTATCTATAAAAAAATCTACTTCAACTTTTACTGGTTCATATTGATGTGGACCATCAAAAAAAACTAATTTATATTGATTTTCTATTCTTTTTTCTTCATCATATATTGGCACTCCATCAGAATATCTTTTAAAAAATTCCGTATCTTCCAATGGAAAATATAAAAATTCTAATTCATTTTCACAACACCATGCATACATATCTCTCAACATTTTTCGTTTCATTTTATTATTGTAATCTAAACGAATCTTTTTATCTCCTTCAGTTGTCCATAATATATTACCAAAAGGATCAATACCAATATGTATACTTTTATCATCACATCTCTGCTTTTCTCTCATAATTTTATAACTAGATCCTCCAGCCCTTACTCCTATTTCACAAGTAAGTCCTGGCAATTCAGAAACTAATTTTACTGAATCTATTAAAACTTTATATTCTCCTCGATTATCTGTAGAATTATTTAATTTTTCGTTCCTTGTTGACATGACTCTTTCTCAGGTTTTGGATATACATTGTTCTCAAAATCCAATTCTTTTGTCGCAATATGTTTTCCTTTTTTATTTAATGGAATCCAGTATAAATATTTACCTTGATCAATATGTTCAGTCCATTCAATAGTTTTAACTGTTTCCTTTTCACCAGCGAATGCCAAAATTCCAGGATCATCTTTAACTTCATCAAACATTTCTCCCAATTTCCCTTTAGAATAAGTTCCAAATCTAGTTGAAACGCTTCTACGTGGAACAAATTCTCCATCAATTATTAAACCATCTTCTCCTGGTTGTCTATATGCATGATAATTCCAAGAACACGCCTGATAAATTCCTCCATGATGTTTTTGTGTAGCATCTGCATAAGAAATCGCAATATCATAACCACCTTTTCTCTTTAAAGCTTTGATAGTTTTTGATATAAGCCAACTAAGAGGCGCTTTGATACTTTCTTTCCTAACTAATCTAACAAGCTCAATAACATTAACTTTCTTCACTGACCATGTATTATTATTAGACAACGCAAAAAAACATGCAGCAACAATTTCTCCTTTATCACCAAATAATCCACCATTTAAATGAAGACTTCCAACTAAAATTGGATTATTATGGCATCTTCCAGAATAATGATATTTTAAAACAAGATCTCTGGCGGGTTTTCTTTCACCCGTATAAAAGTGAAAATCAACTCCTTCATGATTTATACTGTTTGTCATAATTAAATTTCAACAGCTCTAATAAATGTATGATCTGCATATTTTGTTTTATCACTCATATTACCTGAGGGATATGTAGTTATACCAAACACAATTTGTTTCGCTTCTGTTATAGTATCTGCTTGAATTTCAGATTTAACAATTTGTCCTTCTGGTGATTCTATTACAACCATATATTTCATATCTTTCTCCAAGAATTTAATTTAAGAGTGGCTACTGGACCTTTAAATGTATTTTCATCTATAATTGATTTTATTTTTTCTTTTTTTATTCCAGATATTATTATATCATTAATATCTTTAAATTTCAAGTTAGAAGGCCAAATACATACAGAATTATTCTGAATTATTTGCTTCTCTAATTTTTTAACAATTTCATTATTTCTTGGTTCATTGTCATATACAATAACCTTATCTTTAATAAAAGACAAATCAGAAATATCTGATCCAGCCATTGCGATACAATTATCCAGAAACATAGAATCAATTGGACCCTCTACTACATATACATGTTTGTTAATATCAACTCTATCAAGTCCAAATATCTTTTTAAAATCTTCACTAATTTTAATTGTGATATATTTTAATTCTGATTGATCTAATGCTCTTCCTTGTGCGCCTATTAAATTTCCCTTTTTATCAAAAAATGGAATTACTAATCTAGAATCTTTTTCTTGTAATTCATATTTTGTTCCTTCTACAATACTATTTACCCATTGTTTAAAGTCATCAGTATAATATAATAAAGAATGAAAATTGAGAGGAACTTTCCTATTTAACACATATTGTTTAGCATAATGTTCAACAGGAAGAGATCTAATATTTGGTAATTTTATTTGATGTTTCTTTTTAAAGGAAGGTCGCCTGAATTCATATTTTGGTTTTTCTTTTGGTTTTGTATATCTATTTTCTCCATCTTTATAAACCTCAAGAACATACTGTTTATGTATATCTACACTTAAAAATTTTACAAGATTAGATACAGATCTACCATCACCACAATTATGACATTTATAGAATAATGCATTTTGTTTTCTATAAACATATCCTCTAGCCTTAGCTTTATTCTTTTGAGAATCTCCACAAATAGGGCAGCGGAAATTCCAAAGATGTTCACCCTTTTTCTTAAATGATTGTAAATGTGAAGAGGCTAGATTTAGATATTTGATATCAGTAAAAATACTCATTAGTTTTTCCTTCAGAGAATATATTATTAATTATACTCTCCAAAGGGGCAAAAGTCAAGTCTTTTCTATGCAGGGGATTTTTTTAAATCTGTGAATAATCTAAGAAGTTCAACGCCGCAATCTACTACACGTTCAACTTTTTCTTCAGCACCATCATCATCTAAATCAAATTTATCTTTAGCATATGCAACTAATTCAGATAGTTCATCATCATCCAAATCCATTATTTCTGGAATAACCTCATCAATTTCATTTAATGCTGGTTTTAATTTTTTTAATGGATCAAGAAAATATCTCGCATCTGACCAACTAAATTCACCATCATCTAAGGATTTTTCCACCGCTTCTGATAATGAAAAAATGAAAGTCATTACCTCTTTGGTTTGTTCAATTCCTGCCATAAATTCCTTTCTTTATTTAACTGCTTTTTCTACATCAATTGACCCAGTAGTAGGATCATATTTAATTTTAATATTTAATTCGATTGGCATTATCTTCCCATCCTTCATAGTAATGGGGAGCTTACCTTCTACAGCACCTTTAAGTGCCTCTTTTGCTGTCTTAAAAGCATGTGTGGGATCATCTTTAATTACTTTATCTAATTCTTTTTTTGCAGCATCTGGAATTATAGAATCAATCATTTTTTCAACATGATCTGTTGCTAAATCTTGTGCTTTATCCATCACAAGTCCAGAAATTACATTAAACAGTAAGCCTGCTAACATCACGGTCCTTTCCATATCTTAAATATAACATCGCTCCGGTTCTTTCATCTTCAAGAACAATCGGATCTTTGTAATTTTTTAAACAATATTGTCTAATTTCTTCACCATTATCAATTTCTCCTAATATCTTTCTATATCTCGCATATTTCTTTTTTCCCAATCTCGCTCTCATAAATGTTGTAGTTGGGACTTTAAAGACTTTTGCTCCAGCAAATCTTCTTGACGGCCCAGGAGGATTAGTACCTAATCCCGCTTGTCCGGTTGTTACAACTGTCGGGCCATCTTCTGGAATTAATAATATTTGTACTTCTTCTTCTTTTAAATATTGTGCCATTCCTTGCAAGGAATCAAAACATTCTTGAGAATTTATAAACTGTTTAAATTCTTCTTCAAAACTGTTTCTATGATATTCAAAAAATGATGACTGTGGAAAACTTTCCTTAATAATTGTTTCTTCTTTCATAAGAAACAACGCAGCACCAAGAGAAGCTATTTTACTTTTTCCACCAGGAAGTTTTTGTAATAATTTTTTTAAATTGAATGCAATAGTATCCATTATCTTATAAGAATCACGTTCTTTAGAAGATAATTCTTTTCTCTTCCTCAAAACTTTACCGTTTTTATCGATGATTCCTAATTTGAAGGCTTCTGTTTTATTAAATGGTGTGGTCAATTTTTTTAAGAATTGATAAGCGAGATAATAATCTACTCCTGTAGTTATTGCAGACATTATAATTTCCTTAATTCTTGTATTACGTAATCATCCATAAAAATATCACTAGAGTATATATTCTTTCCTCTAATCCCCTCAATCCTATCTGGCATCATTGATAATGATACTAAAAATGGTTTTAATATTGGATAATATTCTTCATGAATTTTAAAAAATAATATCCTAGCAGCATCACGTGTAGGAAAAACATTAGTAAAAACTATCAAATGATTTAAAATTAATCTAGATTTCAGTTCACCTGTTAATCTATAATGATTAAATAATCTTTTTATATAAGTAGTTTTTTTCATATCCTCATGATATTCTGCTTCATCAATACATTGAGGATTATCATACACTTTCATTGCATATAAATTTATATTACCATCTGTTATATCTGAAAATATCATTCTTCATTTGTTTGTGATTTTTCATCAAGAAGCATATTGATAACATTTAATGCACCGTTTGTCATGTGAATCTGATTCGTAAGATTGGTATGCTCTTGGTTCAGAAGTTGAATTCTTTCCGCAAGAGCTTTATTATTTTGAATCAATTCTTCTCGTTTATTTTCAATCTCCTCAATAGAGACTGTTTTCCTGTCATTCTTTGTACTCATAATATACCATAATCAAAAAAAAGTTAAAAAATTAATTATGACTGATGGTTGATCCTTGTGATACGACTTTCCAATTTGTACCATCAAATACAGCCAAAGTCGCCGTACCGGCGTTCCCATCCGTCACCCATGCTACCTGTCCCGCAGTAGTATTTGTATATGCGGTAACATTTCCAGTATTGCTTGACGGAACTTTAAAAAAGTTCTGTATTGTGATCTTTTTATTACTTGGCGATGCTCCTGCTGGATCATCGACAACCATGACTAGATCATCTTTACTGGCCACCGTCGCAGCAGTCAAGTCTGTTATTTTTTTATCAGCCATTATTTATTCTCCTATTTATTAACTGTCAGCAAATGTTGCATCGTCTGCTGCATCACCAGTAATTGAACCAGAAGCAACTAGAGTTTCATATTGAACTCTCGAACCCTTAGTAATTTTCTTTACCCAACCACCATGAGCAATTCCCATACCGGCAGCATTACCTACAGTTGTTTCTGTGGAATCTACACCAAAAATAGCGGCGGTATTTCCTGGTAATTGGTGTGCACCGTTATCATGATCGTGTACTACAACAGAACTTGTAGTGTAATTTGTTGAATTAGCAATCCAGCGAGGCTTCGACCCCTCATTGTCGTCCATTGTCCATAAAGACATATCTTTTCTCCTTTAATTATTAAGAACCAAACTTATCTAAAAATCTTTGATAGGCTTGAGGCGATTTAAAACCAAGTTTTTGTGCTTTGCCGCCATCTGCACGAACTGTCTTTTTGACTTCCTTTACAGCTTCTTTAACATGCTCTTTTACAGAATGTTCAGCGCTGCGTTCGTGTTTATCGTGTTCATGTTTATGATGATGTTTTTTACCATGTTCAGCCATATTAACTCCTTTAATTATTCAGCTACTATTTTATAACCCATCTCCACATATTTAGGTATTTTATCCCTCATAACAAATACATATTCTTCTAATTCATAATGTCCTACTGGTTTATCCATAAACATTAGAACATTGGCTCCCGGCCTAACCATTTTTTCCAATTGTTGTAATCTTTCATTTTCAAATTCTGACCAATTATTTCCTTCCATCGCAGTAGGATCTTTTGCATCAACTTTATCTTTTAATGTTTTTATAACTTCTAATGGAGTAGATCTATGACCCACAACATTTTCCATTTCGTTTGCTTCTTCTACTGGTTCACCGTGTTTATTATGTTGAGCCCAAGCAAATGCATAAGCTTTGTCTGTTCCAACTTTCTTCTTTAGGGCTTTTACTTGATGTTCTCTACCAGGAGGGGCTTCTTCATTTGTAAATTCTTCATATCCTGGATGACTAACCTTTTTAACCAATTTCTCTTTAGCTTTTGCCGTACGATCTGCCCATGATTTTTTGATCCATTCTCTGGTCGGTAAACCTGCTCTAGCTTCTCTTTCTTCTTTATAGCCCTGTTTTCTATTATGATCTTCAATATCATTTGGATGTTGTATATTAATATTCTTTTCAACTTTTTTTTCTATATCTGGAAGATCCTCTTTATTGCTGATTGATTTAACATGATTTTTAAACCGCTTCTTTCTTTTTTCTTTCAAATCTTCAATCAACTTTTTTCTATTGTGCGATTTTTGTTCGAGTTTAGGATTAACAGTCACTTTTTCCTTTTTCTTAGAAAGTTTCATTTTTGGTTCTGGTTTTTCTTTTGGTGCTGGTGCTTCTTCTTCTCCTTCACCATCTTGTATTTCATAATCCATTGGTTCTTCTTCTCCACCTTCCTCTTCACTTTCTTCTTCACCTTCTTCTTCACCATTTTTAATTCCATGATGTTTCATTGAGGCTCGTAATTCATCGTGGTGCCCCGCCTTTTCATCATCTGGTAATGTATCAAACATAGCTTTAGTAATATGATCCTTATCATGTGAAGGACCTGCGTGTTGTTCTGCTTCATCACCTTCTGGTTCTTCTTCGGGTACTTCTCCTTCAGCTTCTATTCTTTTCATTACTTCATCTTTTACTTCTGGACTCGCATCAGTTTCTTTTGCCCATTCATCATAAGTTTTACCTTTAGCAATCTGTTCTAATGCATCTCTAACAGCGGGATCTATTCCTTTTTTTTCTTCTTTAGGTGCTTCTTCTGTAACTTGTTGCTTTAACCAAGGGGGTCCACCAGTTATAGTTAATGGTTGAACTTTAGCAGTTCCACTTATATTATTCCCACCAACTGTTAAAACTTGTACAATAGATTCATCTAAACTTGACATATTATTGTCCTATTCTAATTGAATTATATTTTTGTGCTGATTTTAATGTTTTATTCGCATAATCTACTCTTGCTCCACCAACATTTACTTTTCTATCTGATATTAAAGCCTTATATTTTTTAGCATATTCTTTTTTTACTTTTGCTACTGGGCCTTCTTCTTGTGCTAATTCAACAGTTCCATATCCATCAACCTCTCCCGTGACATCTCTTTGCATTTTATACTTATATGTAGCATAAAGAAGTTTTTCTGCATCTTGTCCTGGAGTATCACCAGCATAGGATTTCACCATCTCAGGAGTTCCCCATTCCAACGGCCCACGCTGATCCACATGTTGTCCAAATCTACCATTTTCTTGTGTGTCTGATGTATCCATTTTACCAGGATGAGGACCCCATGTTATAGATTCTAAAATTTGATATAAAAATGGTCTGTTGAAAATATCCCCCTTTGAACAATTATAATCGTGTTCTATATTTTCAAAAAGTTTATCTATTTTTTTCACAGAATTTTCTATAACATCTTCTAATCCTTCTTTTCCATGTTCAAACAATAACATATTACTAATTAATTTATCTGTTTCTTTCATCGCTTCAACAACATAAACATTATGCTTTGATTGTGATAATGTAATAGCTCTAAGTTCTGCAAAACATTCTTCAACTAAAGGCATATTTGAAAAATATTCTGTTTCATAATTTAAATAAACATATTCATTATCCTTTTTTGGTCTATCAACAGTAAGTCTTTCAGGTCTAATTGGCCACTCTTTATCAAACATTGCCTCTCTTAAATTTAATCCCTTTCTAACATCCTTCAACATTTTCATCGCGGATCTATCTGACATCGATTCCGGTAATCCTTTTTTAAATGATTCTATATCATTTTCTGATGCCGCTTTTCTCATTTTAGAAGCAGACATTCCTGACACTCCTTCTGCATCTGGATCTCTTGTTCCTGCACTATGAACTTTAATATAATCAAATTCATAATATCCATGTCTTGATTTTTTACCATTATATTGTTCTAACAATTTTTTAAAATCTGCAACTCTATCACTTCCTACAACCATACATAAATTATCATACTGATCATTTAATTGTACTGCTGCCCCTAATGCATCTTTAATATTAATATCTCTGGAAAAAGTTTTAGCAAAATTAGGAAACATTTCCTTCATATATTTCATTTTTTGTTGATTAGTCAATGGATTCTTTTTAGAATCATGAGATTGACTTCCAAAAACATGTAATTCAGTATTATATCTTTTTGCTACATTACTTGCCCCTTCCAACAATCGACCATGGCCGGTTGTTGGTGGATTAAATCTACCAAAAACAAATACTCCTGTCTTACCTTTTGCTTCTTTTATGAGATTTTTATATGTTTTCATTTTCCCTTAACCTTATCTCCAATTTTCTGATGCATACCAAAAGACAAATACCCATTATTGCCATCTTTTTTAAGTTGTTTTAAATGTTTTGATGCTACCCTTTTATTGCCAAGGAAAACAATTTCTCCTGAAGAATGTTGTGGAATTCTCTCAGGTTTTCCTTCTATTTTTACAACTCCATAATTTTGACTCTTACCCATTCCCTCAAAGAATGATTTAAAATCTTTAAAATTTCCCTCTTTGTCTGTTTCTACTTCTTCATGCCCCTTACCATATCCACCAGATCCCCAACGACTGCCCTTTTGACTTTGTGGTTTCTTTCCATGCTTTTTCTTTTCTTTTTCATCTTCTCTTCTTCTATCTCTGTAAGTACTTGCTTCACCAAATTCTTTTTTAGCCATTCCTTTAACAAATTTTACAGCTTGTCCTCTTCGTTTTTTTCTTACTTCGGGGGTCTTCATGCTATAATTTGCGCCAGTACTGTTAGGCTCCCTTCCTTGTACTTCTGCTTTTCTAGCGGCTCTATAAAGCATGTCTTTAGACATTTCATCAATTTTATCGTCTTCTTTTTTCAAATATTCTGAGAATCTTTGACCCATATTTCAATCCTGTCTGACAATTCCGGAAGCTTTACGATTTGCTCTTTGTGCCCTTCTCCAAGCATTTTCTTTATCCTTCCATTCTCTTGTTTTTGGCGGTGCTTTCTTTTTTTCTTTGTCTTCAGGAGGAATACCCTGTCGAACTTGGCCATACTTCTTTGCCATAGCGCGGTTTTTATCTAACGCTCTTTCATTCGCATCATCATCACCGGTGATCCCTTCACCAACGGGTTCTGCGTCTTTAGACTTCTGTGCTCGCCACTCTTTAAATGAAGTAAATCCATAATCTACACTTTCTTTATAGTCAGGATCTTTCACAGCTATAGTAGTAGCGGAACCTGCCTTCTTTTTTATTTTTGTTGAATGGCCTACATTATCTGGTATTTCTACACCTTCTTTTTTCGCATAAAACGCAGCACGATCTCTTTCTTGCTTATCTGGAGGTAGATGTCCTTTAGGTATATCCATTCCCCTTTTCTTAACGGGTACTTTTTTATGCACACTGGGGTTTGCTATTTTGTGTTGTGCAAAATGATCATCCCCCTTATACCACGCATCCCGTGCCCTTTCTTGATCATCCTCATTTACTTGTCCAGGAGTACCTTCATCAGAACTTCCTTGTTTATGTGGAGACGTTTCTGAATTTCTTTTATCCGCCCGTCTTTTCGCAACTTGTTCAAAAGCTAATTCAAACTCTTCCTTCTTTACTTCTTTTTTCTTATTCTTGCTCTTTGATAATTGTCTTCTTAACAAATTAAAAAATTCAGGAGCTTCATCAACCATACCTAAAAATTGTTGAAGGACATTTATTAAAATTTGTCTTTCCACAACGGTTGTTATTGTCCCGCCTTTAATTTTTTTCAGTGCTGACTTAAAATAAGGTAAATCCTTTTTGTCTTGAATTAATCCAGCCATAACCAGCTGTCTTAATTTTGTAGACATACCTTCTTCTTCGTCTATCATCACTTTATAAGACGTTTGTGTTAAACTATCCATTTATTAGCTCCAATTCTTTAGTTCTACATTAAAATTATTTCTTGAAAATTCTAGCCGGTCAACCAATTTGACTGCTCCACCTTTTATTTGATCTACCGCCACAAACCCCTCTGGAGCAGTTACTTTATAACCAGCACCATCTTTAACAAAAGTTTGCGTTAATTGTTCCATATTTTCCAATTTAGATATTATCATCATTTTAGCATCAATTAACATATTCATTAAATCGAATATTTTTCCTAAATCAACTTTCTTCTGTAGGAAGAACTTCAAAAACTCATTTTTCCGTTGTGTTTTTTTATCTTTAGATGCATCAGTTTTTAATTTATTAATATCTTTATCGTATTTATTTTCTATATATCTTATCAATTGTGTCACATGTGTTCTTGTATTTCTTATTTGTTGTCCTGTTTTTATTTTGCTATTATTAAAAGTTTTTATAATTGTATTAATTTCAGAATCATCAGCTATCATGTTTAGCGTATTCGCTGATATGTTTTGAAAAGTTCTCCCTACAGAAGAAAGAATTTTAGTAATAGTCTCCGTGTCCCTTGCTGTGAAACTTGCTGTACCGGATGCATCAGTAAATTCTGCATCTCTAAACCAGATATCTTTATTCTTTAATAACCTGTTAATATTTATATTGAAAGACGATTTCATATCTTCTAATTTTGTACCTTTATATTCCGTATGAAAAACAATGCCCATTTTTGAGTTTAATATCTCTTTTCCCAAATCAGAACCCAAAGGAACTGCATAAACTATAGTATTTGGATGAAATGTGACATATCTCTCTCCTTCTATGGTTTTAATTGCCAAATCCTCTTTAGCAAACATCATATCTCCCTGTAATACACCTTTAATTCCCAATTTTGGTAAATGTTCTAGAGCAACTTTTAACTTAGATCCAAGTCCAGGAGGATGATTATTATCAATATCTTGTGGTGTATAATTAATTTTGGGAGTTTTATTGAAAATACTTTTTGATCCAACAAAAAATTTACCATTATCAGGATTAATTCCACAAAAAACTGCAGGTGCACCATCCCATTTAGTAGTAATGTAGGTATTTTTCATTGAAGAACCCGCTAACATATCTCTAAGCGATTGAATAAAATTGATTGAACCTCTGGTCCCATCCACTCCACCATTTAAAACTTCATCTTCTATGTGTTCTAAATGTAGATTTTTACCAGTTTTTGCTTCACCAAGTAATATATTTATAAATGATTTCATGGTGTTAATGATCCTGAAGATGGTTTATCTGGATTAACCCCCATATCTTTTAATTTGTCTCTAAGTTCTTTTACATCTTTTGCTGAAAAATCAAACTTGTTCCATGCATCACCATAAAATCCTTTTAATCCTTTTCTATAAATTTGTACTTCACCTTCACGGCCATCAAATGACGCTATCATACCTCTTGGCATACCCTCTATTAAATGATTTTTAAATGTTTTCATCAAATTTTCCTTCCAATTTCTTTTGCAACAACTTCTCTTGTATAAATTTCTAACTCTGAAGAATATTCCCATCTCTTTCGTGGTATCTTGTATTTTGCAACAAATGCATCTATATTTTCTTGCTGTTCTTCATTTTCAATATTTCCATCTTCTTCTTCATTATCTACTTTAATTGGTATATAATGAATTTTTTTAATCTTAATATTATTGACTATTTGTTCATCCCATGAACTATCTGTTTGTCTTTTTGATTTTGCATAACCATAAAATATACTACTCATTACCTCTGAATTCTTTTTAATAATTTTCTCTACACCATCAAAATAATCTTTTATTACCAATCTTAATGCTTTACCATCTCCAGACATGTGTTTTTTCATGTCATTCCAAAGTTCAAATTCAAATTCTCTTCGTACTCTATCTTTTCCCAGTATTGGACTAAGATGTTTTAATACAAGTTCTCTTATTAAATCATTAAGTTCACGTTCTACTACTGCAAATTTGGGTCCTGTTCCACCCCTTTGTGCATTAGCAAACCAAGACATTTCAACCCATCTTCTACCTGCTGTATCTACAGTACTCATTATATCATCTCTGGCAGATACAATAACATCCGCATCCAGTTCTGCAACAACGCCGCCCCCTGCAGCTATACCACCTTCCAAATAACGAGACATCATTGTGAAAAATGCTGAGATGGACCTCTTTCCCCCCTCAAGTTTTTTTAATTCATATAAGTTTTCTGCCCTCAGCACATGAAAAACTGTTGTACGTATCGTATCTGGCCATATCCTTTTAAACATGGGCCCTGAAATAGGAATCTTTAAAGCACTAGAGGCTCTCCCTTGACTTGCAACATCAAACACAAGATTTGACGCACTTGTTTGCGCAAATTCTGTTAAAAGTAGATCAAGATAGGATTTCAACCTTTACTTCTCCTCAAAGCTTGTACTTCTGTTTGTGCAATTTTAGTAACATAATTTGATAAGTCTCTAGCTCCATTCACCCAATGTGTATGAGGAATTTTACCTAATCTTGGAATTACTGAATCTTTTACCCAATCCAATTCAAACTGTCTAGAATTAAAAGTATGAACTTTTATAATTTTAATTTTATCGACTACTTGTTCATCGTATACATTCCATTCTGATAATTCTGAATCTCCTCCTACCATACGACCAGAAGGATGCTTAACTGCTACTGTTCCCCTTCTGACATAATATCCATGAACTGCTCCTTGAATATCTTTTTTATGCTTCTTGAGAATTGCATTTACACCATCAATATAATCTGCAATTATCAAAGACATCACCTTTTTGTTATCTTTAAAATTTTCTCGTAAATGCCACCAAGCTCCCAATCCTATATCTGGTTCTATTTTTATGAGTTCTTTAGTTTTTGGATCATGTTTTATTGCAATATCTATTAACATCTGTTCAAGTTCTTTATGCATAGTCTTTTTTTTGTCTATGTTCATCAATTCAACCCACCGTCTGCCGGTTTTATCTGGCATACTCATCAGATCACCTTTACTTGACATAATAATATTTGCATCCATTTCTACAACAAGTCCGCCCCCACCTTGTATACCATGTTCCATAGTATCAGCATCCATATTAAAAAAAGCAGAAATTGATTTTTTCCTATTCTGTAATTTCTTCAACTTCTCAAAACCAATACCACTTGTAACATGAAACACCGTTGCTCTTGGTAATTGTACTTGAAAAATCCATTCCATTGTGCTAGATGTTAATGGAATTTGCATATACTGAATTTTTTGAAATTCAAATATTTTTTCAGAAGCACTTCTTTGCCAAGCTGGTGGGTCTTCTTTTAAATATCCTTTAAATGTTTTCATCTTTTATAAAGTTTTTTAAA